GATTAAAAGAAGATTACAGAGATTTTAATGGGCTTAATATAATATCTGACATTGATGTTTATGACTTTAAATGGAAAAATCAAGATGACAGAAGTTATGGTGTTATTGCACATGAATTAGATCAAGTAGTTCCTGGCGCAGTTACAGGTGAAAAAGATGCAGAAGATATGCAATGCGTTGACTATTCTAAATTAGTGCCATTACTAATAAAATCTGTACAAGAATTAAAAGATGAAAATTTAGCGCTTAAAGCTAGAGTAAGCGCTTTGGAAAATAATTAAATTAGTATATTTGTAAAAAATATATATTATGGCAAATACTTACACATGGGATATTCCAGCTGTTGATTGCAGACCAACTGAAGGTGATCTGTCAACCGTTGTATATAATGTCCATTGGCGTTTTAATGGTGAAGATAGTAACGGTAACGTTGCTACTATAATTGGCACACAATCAGTGGGCGCACCAGACCCAGACAACTTTACACCTTTTGCAGATTTAACAAAAGATGACGTAGTTGCTTGGATTGAACCTGAAATGGACGTTGTTGAAATGAAATCTAACATTGATGCACAAATAGCTGAAATGGAAAACCCAACAACAGAAACATTACCACTGCCAAGTGATAGTGAATAATAATTAATTTAAAAACAGAAAAATGGCAAATTTAGAAGAACAAGAATTTGAAAAATTAAAACAACATGAAGCTGCAAAAAATGCAATTTTATTTGACATTGGTGCAATGGCTACACAAACTAAAAAACTACATAAAGCGTTTGAAAATCTGGAAAATGATATGCAAACTTTTCGTGAAGAACTAGTTGAAAAATATGGTAAAATAAACGTAGATTTAAAAGACGGTAGTTATACAGTTGTTGAAGAAGAAAATCAAGAGTAATGGCGTTAATAAATGGAACATCTTTTGGTTTGTTCCATGACGGCAATATACTTGGACATTCCACACAAACTAAATTCTCATTAAGCGTTGACTTGCCTGAATCCACCACTAAAGAATCAGCTGGGTTTAAGCAAGTCATTGCTGGTGTAAGATCAGGCACAATATCAGTTTCTGGTCTTACAGATTATTCCGATACTTTAAATTTTGAACAATTAGCTGACATGGTATTAACACGTCAGCAAAGTGAATTTGTTTTTGAACAATCAGCATTTGATGGTTTATTATTAATAGGAAACGGTATTTTATTAAACGTTGAAGAAACAGCTGAATCTGAAACCGCTGTAACTTTTGACGTTGAAATACAATTGACTGGATTGTTTAGCATACAACAAGAAGGGACTGATCGATACTGGAATACAACTGATGTTTTATGGGAAAACGCCAACTTTGAATGGCAAGTTGCTTAATTAAAAAAATTGTATATTTGTAACTAATATTTAATCATTTAAAAAATAAAAAATGGCTACAACATCAGTTTTTAATGGAACTAATTTAATTCTAAAGATTGAAACAGCAACACTAGGACACACTACTAGTTGTTCACTTACATTGTCTAATGACTTGCCAGAAGCTACAACAAAGGATTCTAGCGGATTCCAAGAAGTTATTGCTGGTGTTATTAGTGGTGAAATATCTTTTGAAGGTTTAGTTGATTATAGTGATGCAGCCAATGCAATTGAAATGGCAGATTACCTTTTAGCTAGAACACAATTAACATGTGTTTTTGGAACAGCTGAAACAGGTGATGCTGTTTATACTGCTGAAGGATTTTTAAGTTCACTAGAGCAATCTGCTGAAATGGAATCACCAGTAAGTTATTCAGGTTCAATTACATTAACTGGCAGCATTGCAAAATCTACTAATTAATAGTTAAAAAAATGGCAAACAGGAAAAGGGGTTATTACTCAATAAAATTGGGGGGTAAAAATCGTACCATGCATTTTTCAATGAATTTTTGGACGAACTTTACCGATTTACTAGAAATACCAATTGATAAGATTGGTGAAATATTTCAACAAGGAATTAATCTGTCAACAATTAGAGCGCTGATATATTCAGCGCTTTTGGCATTTGACCAAGAAAACAACAATGAAATAGATTATAATGTTTATACAGTTGGTTCATGGTTAGATGAAATGCCAGCAGAAAAAATAGAAGATATAGTTTCGGCAATGATGGAATCTAAAATTCTTGGCAACGATCTTAATGTTGGAATAAAAAGAACAGTTACTAAAACCACAAAAAAGGGAAAGTAAAAAAGTCCATAAGTTGGGACGACTTATTTGATTATTACATTGGACAAGTTGGAATTACGCCAAATGACTTTTGGACAAATACCTGGAAGGAAAATCAACTGCTTGGCGAATCGTATCAAATCAAACAAAATTTAGAATGGGAACGCACACGTTATATTGCTATGATGTTATTTAATATTAATGTTGATAAACGTGCAAATATGATAACACCAGACAAACTTTTTCCATTACCACAAGACGTTTATTTAGAACGTGGTAAACCAAAATCTACACGTGAACAATACGAAAAATTTGCTGCTAAAGTTAAAGGTATTAGCAAGAAAAAATAACTGTTATGTTTTTTGTATTTTTGTCTTAAATCTTACACATGGCAACACAACCACTTAAAGTAAAAATTAATGGTGATGCTAGTGGCTTGAATAAAGCAATGTCTAGCGCACAAGGTAAACTAAAATCTTTTGGAAGTAAGTTAAAAGGACTAGGAAGTTCTTTACAAGCTATTGCAATTCCAATGGGTTTAATTGGTGGCGCTGGTGTAAAAATGGCATTGGACTTTGATAAGTCAATGACTAAAATAAAAGCGCTTGTAGGAATGTCTGCTGCTGAAGTTGACAAACTTGGTCAACATGCAAAAAAAATGGCATTAGAAACTGGTGTTTCAAGTCAAGAAGCTGGTGACGCTTTATTCTTTATAACTTCTGCTGGTCTTGATGCTAAAAATTCAATGGAAGCATTAGAAATAGCAACGAAAGCAGCTGCGTCAGGTTTAGGTGAAACTAAAACAATTGCTGATCTAGCAACATCTGCAATGAATGCTTATGGTTCTGATACATTAAATGCAACCGCTGCAACAGATGTTTTAACGGCAGCTGTTCGTGAAGGTAAACTAGAATCTAGTGAACTAGCTGGCGCAATGGGTGGTGTTATACCAATTGCATCAAATATGGGTGTTGAGTTTCACGAGGTAGGTGCTGCGATGGCTGCTATGTCCAGAACAGGTACAAACGCTGCAACAGGCGCAACACAACTAACAGCAATATTAGCATCATTAAAAAAACCAACTGATCAAGCTGTTCAAGCATTATCTAACATGGGTATGAGTACAGACCAAGTTCAGCAAAGTTTAGCTGAAGATGGTTTAATGGCTACATTAGAAATGTTAAAAAACAGAACACAAGAGTTTGGTGTTGACATTTCAAGTATATTTCCTAACATAAGAGCGTTAAAAGGAGTTTTAGATTTGACTGGTGCTGGTATGGAAGATGCTAAAGAAATTTTTGATGAGTTATCAAATAGCGCTGGTGCAACTGCTAAAGCATTTGATATAACGTCAAAGTCAGCAAGTTTTCAATTTCAAAAAGCATTAAATGGCGCAAAAGAAACTTTAACTAGTTTAGGTCAACAATTATTAGTTGCAGTTGTGCCAGCAATACAAAAAGCTGTTGGCTTTATAAAAAATTTATATAATAGGTTTAGAGAATTAAATCCAACAACACAAAAATTAATACTAGCATTTGGCGGTATTGCAGTTGCATTACCAACTATAATAACTTTGGTAGGTGGATTAACAACTGCTTTAAGTTTGTTAATGTCACCAATAGGTTTAATTGCCGCTGGATTAGCAGCTGTTGCTTATGTTATATATAAAAACTGGGGTGAAGTGTTACCAGTTGTTGTTGGTTTATACAATAGATTTGTCGATTTATATAATTCATCTGTTTTGCTTCGTGTTATTATTGCTGGTGTTGGCGCAAGTTTTAGAGCAGTATTTACTAAAATAAGGTCTTATGTTGATCAATTTGTTAACACATTTAAAACACTATGGAAACTAATTAAAGAATTTTCTGAAAAAGGCATAAAAGGTTCTTTTGGTGACATTTTAGAAGAAGGTTTTGAAGAAGCAGAAAAAATATCTGATAAAGCTGGTGAAAAAATAGCAGACGATTTTACTGATAGTTATATAAAAGCATTATCAAGTCAGTTAGAACATAAAACAGTTGACCAAGTTCAAGGAAGTTTAGACAATGTGGTTGAAAAGTTTAAAGGTTTTGGAACTAATTTACTAGGTAACATGTTTTCTGGTGGCGGTGGTGGTTCTGTTGAAGCACCAACTGTAAGTGACGCTGGTGGTGGTGGTGGTGAAAATCCCGTTGTAACACAACTAACTGACGCACAAAAATCATTGATGGAAAAACAAGATCAAATGATAGCTAATGCAAAAGCATTTAACCAAGAATTAGGCGGTATAATGACTGAAGGATTAAACAATATGGCTGTTGGTATTGGTGAAGCATTAGGCGCAGCAATTAGTGGCGGTGGTAATTTAGCCAAAAGTTTAAGCAGTGTTTTATTAGGTTCATTAGGTCAAATGGCGACACAAATGGGTAAATTAGCAATTCATATAGGTTTAGGTGTAAAAGGTATAAAAAAAGCATTAGAATCTTTAAATCCAGCTGTTGCTATTGCCGCTGGTATTGCGCTTGTTGCTTTAGGTAAATTTGCAAGTAGTCAATCACAAAAAATTGCACAACAAAAACCAGCAGCTTTTGCAAAAGGTGGTATTGTAAGCGCACCAACTTTAGGTTTAATGGGTGAATATCCTGGTGCGAGAAGCAATCCTGAAGTTATTGCGCCATTAGATAAATTAAAAAATATGATAGGTAATACAGGTGGCGTTCAACAAGTACAAGTTGGCGGTTCATTTGAGATTAAAGGACAAGATTTAGTGGTTGCACTTGAAAGAGCAAACAGTACACGTAACAGATTAATTTAATGGCATACGGTGTTAAATATAGATTAGAATTTAGTGATGTCTTAACCAAAGGTAAAAAAATAGAAATTTGGAAAGATGGTTATACAGGTAGTGTTTTGCCAATGGTTGGGCAAGCTGAACCAGTCGTAATAAAATGGAATGCTAATGATGACCCATACAATTCACCAATTATTGGTTCTGTATGTACACTAAATTTATTTACTACTGACACTGTTAGTTATGATGATTTTTATGAACATGATGAAAGAGAATATAAAGTAAAAATATCTTATAAAGATAGTTCTAACGTTTATAGGACTTATTGGATTGGCTGGCTTGTTGTTGATAGATTCAAAGAAGAATATAAAGCTAATCCAGTTGGATTTAGTTTAAACGCATATGATGGTCTTGGTACTTTAGATAATTATGATGCACCAATAGGAACAAATCCTTTTAACGAAGCTACTGGATTAGCTAATAGAACTAGAATTGCTACAATACTTGCTAACCTTAATTTAGGATTAGAGATATATGTTCAGGCAGATTTATGGACAACAACATTTGGAACGCCTACATATCCAATGCGTAAAGAAGTTATGCAAGAATCTTTAATTACCAATGGTCGTAATGAACTTATAAATAAATTTGATTTACCTACTTGTAAAAAACAATTAGAAGCAATTTTGAAAAATTACAATTGTCGTATATTTCAATCTTATGGACGTTGGTATATTGTAGAAAATTCTAATATTTTTGATGCTAATGTAAAATCTACAATATTTAGTTCTGCAACTGGCGGAACAACGCCAACAGGCATACAGGCAAGCATAACATCACAATTAGTTAGCGCTAATGATGAAGTAATACAAACTGACATTTACAATTCTTCTGGTGTTTATCAGTCAAACAGCAATCAATCTGTTTTAAAAGTAGTTCCAACAAATTTAAAAAATGTAGGTGGTGATTTAGTCAGAGAATACATACAACCAATTAATGAAGCTAGATATAAATTTACAACGACACAAAATAACATATATGAATTTACAAGAAATATTGGATTTGAATATGGTAGTTATGGTTGGGTTCTATCTAGTTATGCAAGTTTAGTAACTGATGATTTTTCACAACAAGGGCGTAAAGCAATTAAATTTGTTAACGCACCTACGAGTGGTGAAACATTAGTTTTTAATTCTGATTATGCTGGTCAAACTGCAAAATCTTGGAATTATTACTTTACTGGAACAACAGCACAATTTGGTGTATTTGCTGAAAAAGACGAAAACAGTGTTTTATCTTTTACTGTACAAGTCAGAATTGTTGCTAGTAGATCACCAAACTTTCATTATTGGGACGATGAAAACAGCACCTGGACTACAACAGAAACTACAATTACTAGAACAGTCGAAGTTTTTAATAATTGGCAAACTATATCAATTAGTTTTGATGGTACTGGTTATCCAACTAATTTTACTGGTATTCAAATAGGTGTACAAGTTTTAAACTGTACTTATTCAGGTTCAGGTATTCAAGAAATTTATTTTGATAATGTTGGTATTATTGGTAATTATTTTAAACCATCTGGTCTTGCTGCTGCGCCAAACGATAATAGACAAATTCCTAGTTCATACATAGAATTTGCAAAAAGAACTTCTGCAACCAACGTTTATAGTGACCAAAAAATAATAACAGGCACATATTATTTTAGCACTGGAAACGGTATACCTACACTATATGCATATAAAAGATCAAGAGATACTGTTGTAAAACCAATGTTTCATAGACATTTACAAAACATTATGAATGATTATAGAGAGTTTTTAGTAAGATATGAAGGGACATTTAGAAATATGGAAAACGACCCTGTAAGCATGCATAATAGAATATGGTTTAATTTTGGTACTTCTATTGCACAAGACCCACAGAGTTGTTATATAGATGGATTAACATATAATGTAAAATCAGCAAACGCAAAAGTGATAGCACATTTACCAAATGATGATGATGATATAAGCTGTCATTTTAGAATAACAAGTGAATAAAACCTTGCTTTCCTTTTCTGTTTGCAAGCCGTCATGACTTTATAGTTGTGGCGGTTTTTTTTATATATTTTAAAATATTTTTTTTGTTTTATTGAAAATATTTTTTAATCTTTGTCAGTGAATTAATAAAAATGACATGTATATAGAAAAAGCATTTAAAGACGATTTAAAACGTCTACGATTAAGGCGTTATGATGTGTGCGAAATACTTGAATGCACAATGCCTACATTAAAATCAAGAATTTATAAACCAGAAACTTTTACAGTAAATGAAATGATACTGTTAAGAGATAATGGTTTTGATCAATTAATTAATAACATTTTAAAATATATAAATGAAAATGAAAACAATAAATATTCATGGTAAAAATTACGTTGAAGTTCATGAGCGTGTTAAATTTTTTAGAGAAAATTTTAAAGACCATTCATTAACTACTGAAGTAATTGAAAAAACCGAAAACACAATCATGATGCAAGCCATTGTAAAAAATAAAGATGGTTTTGTTTTAGCTACTGGAACTGCTGAAGAAATAAAAGATAGCAGCAAGGTAAATAAAACATCACATGTTGAGAATTGTGAAACCTCTGCATGGGGTCGAGCATTAGCAAATCTTGGTATCGGTTTAGATACTAGTATTGCAAGCGCTGATGAAATGAATAGCGCTATTGCTAAACAAGATGACAGGAAATGGCTTACTGAAAGTCAATTTCATGCAACCTTGAAAGGCACAAAAAAGAAAGCAGAAAACGTTCTAAATGCATTTAGAATGAAAACTGAATATAAAAATCAAATAAAATCAAAATTTAAAATTTAAATTATGGCAGAAAACAAATCAATTTATGTAGATGGTGTAAGGTTTTTTAAACCTAATGACAACGCACCAGAAAACCTAGTAGCAAATGTAATTATTACACCAAAGCTATTAGGCGAATCATTACGTCAAAAAGGAATCGAAAACGCTAAAGGCGAGTATCAAGGCAATGAGCAATACAGAGCAACACTTTGGAAAAATAGTGACGGTTCTTGCAGCATGAGTTTTAATACTTACAAAGCCGACAGCAAGGTTCAGCAAACAGAAGAAAATGGTGATGACTTACCATTTTAGTTTTTAATCAAGGGTGGCTTTTGCCACCCTTTTTAATTAAATAATTATGCCAAAAACGAAAGTAAAAACACCCAAATATTATAACGGTTTAAATGATTATACAGCAAAAGAAGTAGTAGATAATTTTAATTTAAACTATCATTTAGGAACTGCTTGCACTTATATATTAAGAGCATATAAAAAACATGATACCCCAAATGAGGACATACAAAAAGCTATTGATCATTTGACGTTTGAATTAGAAAGAATTACATATATACAACAATATAATAGAAATAGAGATTTAAAAGATCATATAATATCTGGAACAGAATGATAACTAATAAAAGACATTTAGATAGTAAAGATTTTACCATTGACTTTTTAGCGCAAAGGGTAAAAGCATTAGAACAAGAAATAAAAAAACTTAAAGGTGAAAACAGCAAAAGACAGTAATGAAAAATATCATTCAAGTCCAGGCATAAGCGCTTCTGGACTTAAAACAATTTTTAAAAAATCTGTTTATCATTATTTAAACAGAAAACCATTTGAATCTAAATCAATGGCATTTGGAACAGCTGTACATACAGCACTTTTAGAGCCAGATAATTTTAATAAAGAGTATTATGTTTTGCATAATATAGATAGGCGTACTAAAGCTGGTAAAGAACAATTTGCAGCTGCTGAAAAATTAGCTAAAAATAAAATTATGTTGCCAGGTCAAGACAAAGATCGTATTGATGCTATAAATAAAAATTTTAAAAAATCTACATTAGCGCAATATTATTCTAAAGGACAAATAGAACTTTCACATTATGGTGAATATCAAGGTGCTAATGTTAGAATTAGACCAGATGTTTTAAATAGACATAAAGATTTTATTGCTGATGTTAAAACTTGTCAAGACAATTCACCTAAAGCATTTAAGAATGATGTTTATAAATATTCTTATCATTTACAAGCAGCATTTTATATGGATATGTTAGAAATAAATCATTTTAGATTTATAACTGTACAATCAACTTATCCATTTACTGTTGAGGTTTATGCTTTAAGCGAAGAAATGATAGAACAAGGGCGTTTAGCTTGGAAGCAAGCATTTGCAGATTATCAAATGTATTTAGAAACTGGTGTTATACCAAGTTATAATTGGTATCAATACGCTAATGATGGTAGTTATTTATTATGAAAAAAGTAAGAGCAATTATAGAAAAATTTTACGGAATAGATATTTCTGTTAAATGTAGGAAAAGGACATACGTTTATCCAAGATATATTTATTATTATATATGTTATAATGATTTAAAAATGACATATTATGCAATAGCTAAATCATTAGATAAAAATCATGCATCAGTATTGTATGGCGTTAAAGAATTACCATACATTATGAAATATGATAAAAAAATAAGTCAAGATTATCAGTTTATAAGAATTTTAACACAACAAAAGCATAGCAAAATGGGTGTTTCCTTAAAAGATTTAGTAAAAAAATATAATGACTTATTATTAAAATTTGGAAAATTAGAAGCTGCATATAAAAAATTAATGGAAAAATAAATTAACTTTAAAAATAAATTTTGAAAACTAACCCATTTTTTAAATATCTAACCAAAGAAGATAAATTACAGCATAGGGTTATTTCATATTTACAATATCAGCACCCAACTTTATTATTTGTACATGTTCCTAACGAGGGTAAAAGAACTGTATTTGAACGATATAAGTTTAAATATTTAGGTGGTAAAGCTGGTATTCCTGATTTATTAATATTTAAAACAAATAAAAATTATAGTGGACTTGCAATTGAATTAAAAGTTGGTTATAATAAACAGACAGCAATGCAAAAGGATTGGTTAAAAAAACTTAATAATAATAATTGGCTGGCTGTTTGGCTTAATGACTATGACAAATGCATACAGACAATAGAAAAATATTTAAATAATGAGCAAATATAGTTACGTTTACTTTGACCCAAATAATCAAAAAGTTCGCTGGACACAAAGCATTTCAGAAGATGTGATCATTAATTATGAGTACGTTGGTAAAATGACTAGAGTAGAATTTGATTTGTTAGTTGAAGTGTTATGGGAAGTGTTTGAAGATAAAGACATTCCATTAAAAGATTTTTTAAAATATTACAATGACATAAGAGTTTTTTGTGATAAATTAAAAGTCATATTAGATAGATAAATGAAAATATATAATAAAGATTGTGTAAAAGCAATGAAAGATATGTCAAACAATCAGTTTGATTTAGCTATTGTTGATCCACCATACAGAGATGTAAATCAACCCACAAAAGATATGAGAGCAAACGGTTCTATGAAAAGTTTAGAAGGTAGACCAACAAGCGAATATTGGAAAGAGTTATACAGAGTAAGCAAAGAACAAATAATATGGGGTGCTAATAATTTTGAACAACCACAATGGAAAGGTTTTGTAGTTTGGAAGAAAAAAACAATAAGTGAAAATTTTACTATGTCGATGTGTGAAATAGCAAGTTTGTCAGAAAATTTAGGAACTACATCTAAATGGATAGAAATTGCCCCACAAAACCCAAATCGAATCCACCCTACACAAAAACCTGTGAAACTTTATGAATGGTTGCTTTTAAATTATGCAAAAGAGGGTGATACAATATTAGACACACATTTAGGAAGTGGATCAATAGCTATAGCTTGTCATAATTTAGGGTTTGATCTAACAGGATATGAAATAGATAAAGAATACTTTGAAGCAGCAAAGAAACGAATAGAACAACATAAAGCACAAAAAAGATTATTCTAATAATAAATGAAAATAAATAAAATAATCAAACCAAAACGTTTTTCACGTTTTGTAATAATACCGTCTGCAATTTTTAGATTTAAAAATATTAGTGCTGCTGCAACTGGTTTATATTGTTGGTTGTTTAGTCATGAAGAAAATCAAGATATTACGTTTACATTTATTATGGCGCATTTTAAAAATGGACGTGATGCCTTACAAACTTGTATAAAAGAATTAACAGCTGCTGGATTTATGATACGTGAACAAGTTAAAGTCGAAGGTAAATTTAAAGGTTATAATTATATCTTAAATGACACACCGCTAACTGGAAAACCGTTAACTGGAAAACCGCTGCCTGGAAATCAACAACAAAGTAATATACATATAGATAATATATATAATAATAAAAGTAATATAAAGTATGATAATAGGGTTTTAAACGCCTTTGATCATTTTGTAAATCTATTTCCAGAAAAAAATCAACCTAAAACAAAAGCGCAAAAAAACAATTGGCTTGATTGTTTAGACAAAATACAACGCATAGATAAATACGATTTAGGTGAGGTATATTTAAAATGCAAAGAATTAAGAACAGATAGTTTCTGGCAAAATAATTTTCTTACAATACTTAAATTAAGAAACACTGATAAAAATGGAGTAAAATATATTGACAGGTTTATGTATAAAAAATCTGTTACCATTAATGACATAAGAAAAAAAATACCAGGTCATATAAGTTTTTATAAATATAATGACCCCAATGGTAAAACATTAGTGGGCGCTAAAACCATTAATGGTGACATTGATTTTCTAATGTTACAAACAATGTTGACTGAAGATGAAATAAAAATAATTATTAATGATTAAAAAAGGTCAAATATTTACATTAGATGAATTAGAGCAGAAAATAGTTTTGACTATTGCTACTGAAAGACAGTTAAATAAAGAAAAAACTGGTTGGAATGGTTACAGAACAGTTGCTAAAAAAAATGATGTAGAATTAAATAAAGTTGGTTTTGGCGCTGAATTTATATTTTGTAGAGAATTAAATTTATTTCCTGACTTTACAATTTTAAATACATCAAAAACATTAGGGACAGATAAATATGATTGTGTATATAAAAATTTTACAGTAGATGTTAAAGTTAACAGAAATGTTTCTAATCCATTTATGGTTCCAGAATATGCAAAAACCAATTGTAATATTTTTGCTTTGTTTGTTTGTAAATACCCTAAATACAGATTTGAAGGTTTTGCAACAAATGAAATGATCTTTAAAAAAAATAATTTAAGAATGACTAGAGTAAAAGCATTTGTATTAGAAAAAAAATGCTTGCTAGAATTTGATGAATTAAATTTATAAATTTATAAAAACGAAATAATGATAAACGAATTAAGTAATTTAGGGATTAAAATTAAAAGACAGTCAGGTGAATACAAAACAACATGTCCAAAATGCAGTCACACCAGAAAAAACAAAAGCGACAAATGTTTATCTGTTAACGTCACCAGAGGTATCTACAATTGTCATAATTGCGGCTGGTCAGGAACAGTGCAAAAGTTTTCTACAAAACCTGAATATATTGTACCAGCTAGACAAAATGTACAAATAAATGCCAGAGTTTTAAACTGGTTTGAACAAAGAAAAATATCAGAATCTACATTAATACATTGGCAGATAGGTGAATCATTAGAGTACATGCCACAAGTAAATAAAAAAAGGCGTGTAATTAATTTTAATTATTTCAGGGACAATCAATTAATAAATGTAAAGTTTAGAGATTCAGAAAAAAACTTTAAAATGGTTTCTGGTGCTGAATTAATATTTTATGGTTTAGATAATATAAAAGAACTAGACATTGTTTACATTGTTGAAGGTGAAATGGACGCATTAAGTTTACATGAAGCTGGTCTTTACAGTGTATGTAGTGTACCTAATGGCGCAAGTAAAGGCAGTCAAAAATTAGAATATCTTGACAATTGTTACAAATACTTTGAAAACAAAAAAACAATAGTTTTATGCACTGATAATGATGCACCTGGTTTAATGTTAAGAAATGAATTAGCAAGGCGTTTTGGTTATTACAAATGTAAATATGTTGATTTTGGTGAATATAAAGACGCAAATGATGTTTTAGTTAAAGGTGATAAAGATACTTTAAGAAGTATTGTTATTAATGCTAAAAATTTTCCGCTAGAAGGGATATTAAACATTGATAATATTTGGGATAGTGTGTTAAATTATAATGAAAATGGTATAAAAAACTATTCTATTGGAATGGGCGCATCAGATAATTATTTTAACATGGCTTTTGGTGAATGGACTGTTGTTACTGGCATACCTAACAGCGGTAAATCTGATATTGTAGATCAAATATGCTGCAACCTAGCTACAAGATATGGCTTTAGATGTGCAATGTTTGCACCTGAATCATTTCCATACGAGGGTCACATAAAACGTATTGCAAATAAATTAAATGAAAAAACGTGTACTAATGATGACTTGAATAACACCAAGGACTTTATACAAGAACACTTTCACTGGGTTAAAATAGATTTAGAGAACTTAACATTAAAAGGAATTTTAGATGCCTTTAAACAGCTTGTATTGCAAAAAGGTATTAATATTTGTGTTATTGACCCTTACAATATGTTAGATCATTCAGCGCAAAAAGATTTTAGTTATATCGGCAAAATACTTTCACAAATAACACAATTTTGTCAGCAAACTAAAACACATTTATTTTTAGTGGCACACCCTAGAAAAATAGAATCAATTGAGGGTAAATATAAAAAACCGTCACTTTATGATATTTCTGGGTCAGCTGATTTTTTTAATAAATCTTATAATGGTCTAATAGTATTTAGGCAAATCGGTCAAAAATCAAAGTATAAGAGTGATATTGTCACTGTATATGTAGAAAAGGTAAAACGTAAAGAAAACGGTCAATTAGGACACTTTGAAATAGCACCAGATTTCTATGAAGGTGGTGGTGTTTACAAACATTTGACACGTGAAAACAAAAAATTTGAAGTAATTAAAGACAATAATATTCCTTTTTAATGACAAAAAAACATTATAAGGCAATCCAATGGTGTTTTGCAAATGACATATTTGTAAGTCCAATGCCCAGAAAATCAGGCATTTACATTGAGATAAAAGAAAAAAACAAAAAGATCATTTCACCAAACCATTATGGTCAAAAAGAATTGCAAAATAAAATATGGGAATTATATTTGTATCTTTACTTAAAATATAATCATGAGTAAAAAGCCACATAATGCAACACTAAAAAAGAGAATGGTTGCAGCACTAGAAAAAACATTTGGTGTTGTATCAACTGCTGCACCTATGGCTGGTATTGATAGATGCACACATTATAGGTGGTTAAAGAGTGATGAAGATTATAAACAAAAGGTTGAGGATTTAGAAAACGTTATGTTAGATTTTGCAGAAACTAATCTGCATCAACAAATTATGGAAGGCAATACAACAGCAACTATATTTCTGTTAAAAACTAGAGGGCGTAAACGTGGCTATATAGAGCGTCAAAATATTGAGATGACAGCTGACGTAACAACAACTAAATTATCACCAGAAGCACAACAGAAAATTGACGATATTCTAAATGAAGAATATTAATGGAATAATAAAAGAAAAATGCGAAAGTTCTTTATTATTTTTTACTAGGTATATATTTAAAGAAAATACTGGTATTAAATTTGAAGTGGCTAACTTTCACATTGAATTAGCAGAAACCCTAGAAGCTGTTTTTAGAGGTGAGATAAAACGCCTTATTATAAACATACCGCCAAGATATGGCAAAACAGAAATAGCTGTTAAAATGTACATTAGCTGGTGTCTAGCTAAAAACCCAAGAGCAAAATTTATTCACTTATCTTATTCAGATGCTTTAGCTTTAGATAATAGTTCTATGACTAGAGAATATATACTATCAGACGCATTCCAAAAAATATGGCAATTAACATTAAAGAAGGACAGTCAAAGTAGGAAGAAATGGTACACAACACAAGGCGGTGGTGTATATGCTACTGCTAGTGGTGGTGCAATAACTGGTTTTGGTGCTGGTAATGGTGGCGCTATAATTATTGATGACCCATTAAAACCAGATGACGCTTTAAGTGACGTTAGGCGTGGATTTATTAATAACAGATATAATACAACAATAAGATCAAGGGTAAATGATAGAGATGTTCCAATTATAGTAATAATGCAGCGCTTACATGAAGATGATTTGTCTGGATATTTATTAGAGGGTAACAGCGGTGAGCCATGGCATCATTTAAAACTATCAGCCATAGATAATGATAATAAACCGTTATGGGCAAGTAAGCATTCATTTAAAGAATTAGAATCAATAAGGCAAGCAGATAGATATACATTTGCTGGTCAATATATGCAAGACCCAGCGCCAGATGAGGGTGGTGAATGGCGTAAAGATTGGTTTAATATAATTAATAAAGCAGAAATGCCTAACGATATACAATGGGAAATGTTTATTGATGGTGCTTATACTAAAGACACAAAGAATGACCCAACAGGTATTCAGATAAGTGGTAAAAGCGGTGATAATCTTTATATACTAAAAAGCATAGATAAATATTTAGAGATGCCAGAACTTAAATCATTTATAGTTTCTTTTGTTAAAAGTTGTGGTGTACATATTAGCCAAATATTAGTTGAACCAAAAGCGTCTGGTAAATCTTTAGTGCAATTATTAAGGCGTGAAACAGGTTACAACGTAAGTGAATTAAAAACAGATTTTGTAAGATACAGTAAAATTGAAAGAGCAAGAGCATCGTCACCGTTTATTGAAGGTGGTCGAGTTTACTTAATTAAAGACAGCTGGAATGATGCATACTTGCAGCAAGTAGGTACTTTTCCTAATGCAAAACATGATGAACATATTGACGTTACATCGTATGCAATAGAGCGTAATTTGATAAGAAATTTCTTTGTAGTTTAATTACTTTTTATTTTTGTATTTTTACATAAAATTTTTTATAGGTAAAAACTATGGCATCAATCCTAGACCGTCTTAAATCCTTAATTACTAAAAACGCACAACAATCAGCAGCTGAATATAACAGAGCGATTTATAACTGGTTGGGTGAAAGTATTTTATGGAATCCAGAAAATGACGACACTTACATTAATGAAGGATATAGAAAAAATGCAACTATTTATTCATTAATAAATATTATTACTAAAGCTGCAACTACAATTCCATTTCAAGTTTATGAAATAGACAATAAAGCTGATTACAAAAGATATAAAGCAATGACATCTGGTTTAGTTGATGGTAATGTTTTACATAAATCTGAAATATTAAAAAAACGTGCATTAGTTGAAATAGAAGATACTGAATTGCACATGTTATTAGACCGACCAAATCCAATGCAATCTTATAGTAGTTTTATTACAGAAGTAATAGCTTTTGGTAAACTAACTGGTAATAGATACATCTACGGAATAGCGCCTGAATCAGGTTCTAATGCTGGTAAATACAAAGAAATGTATGTAATGCCATCACAAATGATGGAAATAGTTTCTGGTGGTATTATGCAACCAGTTAAATCTTATAGAATACAATACAACGGTCAAGTAGATATTCCAGCTGAACAAATTTGTCACATAAAAGATTTTAACCCATATTATGACGGTACTGGTTCACATCTTTATGGTCAATCACCATTACGTGCTGGTTTACGCTCTATGACTACAAACAACGAAGCTGTTCAAACAGGTGTTAAGTATCTACAAAACCAAACAGCAAGAGGTGTGTTAATGAGCGAAGAAGGTGACATAAATGAAGTACAAGCACAACAATTAAAAGATAAATTTAGATCAGCACATCAAGGGTCAAACAACGCTGGTGATATTATTATAACACCAAAAAAATTAAGCTGGGTTAACTTTGGTTTAAATGCTAGTGATGTATCATTAATTGAACAATACAATGCTTCTATAAAAGATTTATGTAATATTTATCATGTACCAGTGCAAATGCTTAACAATACAGATGCCTCAACATATAACAACATGAAGGAAGCGAAAAAAGCATTATATCAAAACGCAGTCATTCCTGAACTTTGTAAAATACGTGATGAATTAAACAGATGGTTAGCGCCACAATTTGGTGAGAAACTTTGTATTGACTTTGATTTTTCTGTTATACCAGAGTTACAAGAAGAAACTGAAAAGGTTGTAAATCAAATGAGCCAAGCATGGTGGTTAACACCTAATGAAAAAAGAATGGCAATGAATTATGGCGAAGATGAGGAAAGTGACATTTTAAATGATTACTACATTCCAGCAAACCTTATTCCTGTAAAAGACAATGATGTTTCTGATATTGAAGTAGATAATGAAATTGATGTTGCTAAACTTCTAAAAAAAAAAGAAGAACCTAAAGAAATAGTAGTAAAAGAAACTTATGGTGATTACCCACAAAGCGCCACTAACAATGCAAAACGTGTAAAGAACTGGATTGAAAAACATGGACGTGAAGAAGTTAGGGGAATGACAGAGGTGGGACTTGCAAGAATGAACCAATTAATTGCTAGGGAAAAATTAAGTTTATCTACATTAAAAAGAACTTTTAGTTTCTTATCAAGAACAAAAGGCGGTGGTTATGATAAAATAAATCCTGATTATAGAGATACGCCTTGGCGTGACAAAGGTTATGTGGCATTCCTTGGTTGGGGTGGTAATGCAATGTTAAAATATGCTGAAAGAAAATTAAATCAGCTAGAAAATGATAAAGAATAAAGATGACTGGCAAAGGGCGTTTGAAAAACAAATGGATATTGCAGAGCGCAAAACAATCCCTTACGTAAAACGTTACTACAAAGCCGAATACAACAAGGCAATAGAATCTTTTATTGCAATGAATCCTACAAATTACGAGAATGTATTTATGACTGAAGGTCTAGTTAGCATATACAGAGATTTATATGTTACAATTGGATTAAGGTTTGCTAAATGGTATGCAAGAAACTTCGATAAGTTTATTAAAAAGGGTGTTAATCCTAATCAATTTGAAAGTTTTTGGGCGGAACGTTTTGCGTTTTTAGGAATGTCAGTAGGCGCACAAAGAGTAACATTAGTTTCTGGAACTGCTAAAAAAACGTTAAAAAGAATATTGACTGGCTTTATGGCTGACAGTGAATTTATGATGTTAGGCGCAGCAGAACAAGCAAGGATTTTAAGAAATACATTTAACCAATATTCTACAAATCAAGCAACTAGGTTAGTAAGAACTGAAGCTACTGCTGCTGCAAATTTTGCTACAATGCAAAGCGCACAATCAATATTTCCAGGCGCACAAATGATGAAAGAGTGGATTGCTAGTTTTGATGATAGAACACGTGATGCACATGCTGAAGCTGGCGCTAGTGAACCAATACCTTATAATGATCAGTTTTTAGTTGGTGGTGAGTTTATGCAATACCCAGGTGACCCAGCTGGTAGTGCTGCAAACGTTATTAATTGTCGTTGTAGTGTTGCGCCTTTTCCTGTTGAAAATGCAGAAGGTCTAAATGATATAGAGGGTATTGGTTTTGGTCTAGCTGGTCAAGCAACTTTTTAAAAATTAAAATTGTATCTTTGAAATAAATTTTTGTTATGGGAAATATCATATTTAAACAAGCGCCAATTGGTGAATTATTAGACGCTGATGAATATGCTGGAATTGTAAAGGGTTATGGCTCTTATTTCGGCAATAAAGATTCTGATAATGACGTTATTATGAAGGGCGCATACAAAAAAACTATTGCTGAAAATGGTTCAAGAGTAAAGTATTTATATCAACACAACATGATGCAACCTATTGGTAAAATGAAAGAGATGTACGAGGACGATAAAGGACTTGTATTTGTTGCAGAAATTGCTAAAACACAATTAGGTAAAGATGTTGTTGAATTAATGAAATCTGGTGTACTTACTGAAAATTCTGTTGGTATTATGCCAATGCAAAAAGAAAACAGAGGTGATTACAGAGAAATCACTGAAGTTAAATTATATGAAATTAGCGCTGTTACTTTAGCTGCAAATGAAGAAGCTAAAATATTAGATGTGAAAGGAAATGTAGATGTAGATAAGTTAAATAAGCGTTATGACAATCTTTGTAAATTAATCCGTAAAGGTGACATATCTGATGATCTTGGATATGCTATTGAAGCGGAAATTTTAAAATTAAAATCTCTATTTATAGAGTTCACAAAGCCGATTGATGAAGTCACTTTGCCGAATGTTGATAATAAAAAAGATGATTTTGACATGTATAATTATTTAATCAATTCTTTAAAATAAAATTCGTTATGGAAGAAAATGTAAAAAAACAGCTTGACGAACTTGGCGGCATTATTGACGCTAAAATCGAAAAAGCTAACGAACAAGCTCAAACAAGAGCTGAAGGTAAGATTGATGAAACTTTAAAAAGTCAAATCAATAATCTTACAACTAAATTTAATGAGAGAATGGACGAAATGGAAGTTGCTAACAAGAAAAACTTTGATTCGTTAAATTCTCAAAAAGAATCTAAATCTTTTAAAAGCGCTTTAATTAAGTCAATTAATGAAGGTGCAATTGATGCTCTTAAAAACGGTTCATCAAGAGGTGCTAGTTTTGAAGTAAAAGCTGACATGACTGTTGGTGCTGACTTCACTGGTGAAGTTATTCCAGCACAAAGAGTTCCTGGTTATTACTTTGACCCAAACAGACCACAAAACATTAGACAGTTAATCCCAAGTGGTTCAACTAGTTCTGACGTTATTAGATTTGTTTCTGAATCTGGATATTCTAATGGTGCAGCAGCTGCGGCTGAAGGAAGTACCCTATCCCAGACGGACTTCGATATGACTGCGACAAGCGTTAATGTTGAAAAAATTGGTACTTATTTAAGAATCTCTGAAGAAATGTTAGCTGGTACGCCACAGCTTACTAGCTATATTTCAAACAGAGTTCCAGCTAAATTAATGGAAGTAGAAGATGATCAATTATTAGGCGGAAACGGTGTTTCACCAAATCTTAAAGGTTTATATAATTCTGGTACTGCTTTTGATGAAAGTTCTTCAGCTGCTTTTTATCAAGCTGTAACTGCGCCAAATGAATTTGACGTATTAGTTGCTGCTATCAATCAGTTAGCTTTAAGCAATTACAGACCAAATTATATTCTTTTAAACCCAACAGATTTTCATAAAATCTTATTGACAAAAGACACAACAAACAACTATATCAAAGACCAAGTTTATCAAGGACTTGCGCCTAACTTTATGGGTGTGCCTGTTGTACAAAATGTTGAAGTTAACGCTGGAACATTCCTAGTTGGTGACTTTGCTAATTCATGTCAGATGTGGGTTAGAGATAACTTGTCTGTTGAGTTCTTCAGAGAAGATGGTACTAACGTAAGAGATGGTTTTGTTACTGTTAGAGCGGTTGAAAGAATTGCTTTAGCTACTTACTTGCCAAAAGGTATTATTGACGGTACATTTAGTTCTGCAATAACATCTATGACAGCATCATAATCATAGTTATTATTAATAAAAAGGGCGCTATTTTAGCGCCTTTTTTTTTGCTCTTTATATCTGTAAATGAAAAAATATTTAAAAAAAAACTGAAAATATTTTTTTAATCCAATATAGAATTGTAGATTTGTTATCAAATAACAATTAAAAACAATTAAAATGTATTTTAAAAAACCAACTAAAAAAGAATTGCAAGAAGATGTAAATTTTTATGAGCATTTTTATAATTATGTTAGAAAAAATAATTATACAACTTATAGCAATGCAGTTGCACACGCAATAAAACAAACAAATAATTAATATCAAATACAATAAAAATGAAAACAACTATTGAAATGATGCTAGATAAAATAGCTAAAAAAAGATACGGTAGCAAATATAAATACTGTACAAAAAAAGAACAACACCAGTGTTTAATCTATTTAGATCAGGATTTAAAAATTATGCAAGAGGAAAAGGAACTTGAATTACACTTTAGAAAGTGTTTAAAGGTTATTTTTATGATACTTCTTGTTGGTTTGGTAGGAATGTCTTTAATAAACTTTTTTACGTCATGAGCGGTTATTATACGCCTTTTGAAGATTTAGAATTTGTTTGCAGCGTTTGTGAAAAGCCAATGGCAAAAGATCAATATTATTGCTGCATTGATTGTTTTGAAGCAGACATGTTATGAATAATGATTTAATAAAATATATTTTATGTACAACTTTACTGTTGTTTAGTTTAAGACAGTTATATTTGTATCACGACACAATAGGATTTCTATTCTTATTAATCCTATTTTTTTCAGTTGCTTCCACAAGCAACAAGTAATTTTTTAATTGTTTAGTTTTAGTTAGTTAAAAAGCCAGGCAAAATTATTTGTCTGGTTTTTTGTATATTATAGAACGTGGATACTAACTTACTTGGTTGCACTGCGGAATATAAATTTGCCACTATGGCAATGGAAAGTGGATTGAAAGTATCAATGCCGCTACTAGACGCCTCACCTTATGATTGTATCATTGAACTTCCAAATTTTGAGTTGAGAAAAATACAGATTAAATCAACAGCAAAGCCATCTGTCCCACGTGGTATTCATGTTACGTTACACACTTACAATAGATATTATAAATTAAATGAAGTAGATTATTTTGCTATTTGGGTGCAAGCATTTG